TTCGACAGATTATGAAAAAGAATGTGATTGACATCGGTATGGAAGGAAGACTGTTCCTTGAAACGTTCGCATCGACTGGCAATAGAATTCGAATTTTATTCTTGAACTCGAATGCGAGTGGTGATGATAAAGATGTCGAACAGCAAATAGATAAACGAAAAAGTGGTGACTATTTTATCTTGGGTATAAATCATAAGTTCAATGCTAATAAACACACCACGGGATTACGTTTGACTAAACTTGGCGAACTACCAAAAGACTTTAGACCATGAATGTATTAAGGCCGATACAGAAAGAATTTTATGGAGACGATAACCGTTGGTTCCTTGGTTATGTTATCAATTCGTCACCCCCAGCTGGTCTTGAAGGACGTGTAAAGGTTCGTATCCTTGGTGTACATAGTGGAAACACAGATGACATACCAGAAAAAGATCTTCCTTGGGCACAGGTCATCGTGCCAACTACGGAGGGTGGTACTTCTGGTATCGGTCGAATTCCTCAGTTAACGACGGGCGCATTTGTGTTTGGTATATTCCTTGATGGCGTGGCGTCTCAGATTCCTCTCGTATTAGGATCGCTTCCTCGCATTGAATTACCAACATCTGTTCAGAGCGGCAGACGAGATACTGGTGTCGATGATTACCTTTACGATCAAAATAGAATTCAGAACGTGGTTATCACTCCGCTATTGGATGACGCAGTGGCGAACGCAAGTATTAGTTTGAGGCGTCAACAAGCGATGAAATTCTTTATTGACAATGGTTACAATTTGATTCATTCAGCGGCACTGACGGGCGCACTGCAAGGTGCTTCTAATTTCATTACATTTGATCAGCGTCCCAGAACAGGCATAGGAAAGTGGGCAGTTGATGGAAAGATAGGAAGTCGATACTCGGGTCTTCTTCAGTTTGCTGTGTCGTATCGACCCACTTCTGATTGGAAACTTTTCTCGGTTCAACTTCAATACGTGTTGTTTGAATTGAGAAATCGCTTTGGTAATGCCAATAGCAAACTAATAGCAACTACCAACACAAAAGATGCTAGTGATGTGGTAAATAAGTTCTATCTGAAAATTAATCAAAACACAGATCTTATCGCACGTCGAGCATATGAAGAGGCAACAACATAATGGCTGATTTAGCATCACAGGTAAAAGCTGAAGCCTTATCAAAGGCAGAGCAGTTAAAGAATCAAGTAAAGACTGCCGCCAATTCTGTATCAACGGAAGGCATTGAGAAAGCCGCAGAAGATGCTGTGGCTTCTATAACAAATGCGGGCGAAAGCATTGCGGGACAGGTTGCGGGTCAAGTACAAGGTGGCATAGAAAGTTTAACACAAAAAGTCGACGCATTCAAGGGCGATTTAAAAAACGCAAAGGATACCGTCGAAGGTCTTCTGAGTCAACAAACAGCCTCACTTGAAAACATGGCAACAGACATGGTAAACAACGCCTTGTCTTCTCTTACATCTAAAGTTGGCTCTAAGGTTGAGATTGAGTTTGGTGCGCCAGATATCAATGGCATTGTGTTACCTATAGCCTCTTCACTTAGTGTTGATACTACAGGTGAAGAATCAATAGCCGCCGTTCTTTCTGCTATTACTGGACTTGGTGTTGAGCCAGGAGGTCTTCAGAAAATTATCACAGACGCTTCACCAAAGGGTTTGTTGGACGCAGGTAAGTCTCTTGTCGAAGGAAAGATAGGTGCTTTCAATGGCGCTGACGCCTTGAAGAGTCTGACAAATGGTGTGATGAAGAGTGTCACAGACGATCTTATCGCAAAGGTTGGACCCGCATTAGCCGCAGGAGCTAATATAAACAAGACGGTAAAGAAGATCATTGGTATTGATAGTGATGGACTAGGGGATCTAGTATACAGTTATGGTACTGTAACGTCAACAGGTCCAACAGACTCAGCGGAGTTTTTCTCCGCAATGGACAATCTAAGTCTCAATGTCGAGACCGATATGAACACATTGATCACGAAAGCAAGTGAAATTAAGCAGAACCTTGTGAGTGCCAAGGCTGACATTGAAGTTTTGTCGGGTGGTAAAGACGCTGACGAAGTTATTAATTCAATTCAGAAAGAGACAGAAAGGCGATCAACGTTCTCAAACAATGTTCAAGAGTACAACTCTCTCGTTAAGACACGAGTGGCAGGTAATTCAGAAACGGGAATAGTTCAAGGTATCAATGCCGAGACTCTGACAGAAGTTAAAAATAGTATTCGAAAGTTCTGTATACCTAACACAATCAGCGAAGCCGAAATCAATAGGGTCATCTCACTATCTCAAGGTGATAGGTCGGACGAAAGTGACGCAGTTAAATTATTGTTTGACATCACTGGAAAAGACTACAGTGTGATCAAGCAGTTTCTTAAGACAATCGACACAACGATTTACAATTCAACTCGTCCAGAAATATCCGAGAAAGTGTTTAACGATCCATATGTCATCGGATCTTTTCAGGTATTATGGATCGGTGGTCTTGGCGATCCAGTCTTCCCCTACGTATCTTCGGTCGAAGAACTCGAAGCAGAGATCAAGTCTATCAGCCGTGAGGTTGATCGTGTGATTGTTCACTGGACTGAAACCCACACCAATAAGAACATTGGTTCTGAAGAAATCAATGCGCTTCATTTAGAGATGGGTTTGGATGGTATTGGTTACCACTATGTAATACGAAGAGATGGTTCACTTCAGCGTGGACGCCCAGTGAATATCGAAGGAGAACATGCCGAAGGAGCAAATGAAAAGACGATAGGACTTGTCTTTGTGGGCGGTATAAATGTACCTACAGGCACACCGAATTCAGAAAACTTTCTGTCGTCCCAATCGTTGACTCGTAGTCAGATTAATACGTTTGATCATTTTTGTCGATCCATGTACAAGATATACCCAGGAATGACGATTGTGGGGCACAGCGATATAGACGATACTGGAGCTAACATTGACCCTGGTTTTGATGTTCCCGATTATGTAAGAACAAGGTTTGGCAAATGACAAATAATTTAGACAATTTTAAAAATCGTTCGGTATACATTTCTGAGGGACAAGAAGAAACTGAAGGTGTACCCGCAGACGGATTTGCTGACGCTACTGGTGAATATCCCAAACGGGACTACTTCTTCGGTACCAGTATCAATAAAGCCGCTGTCGGTGCCAAAGTTAACAATCTGAGCATTGGTGGAAGTGAGTATGGTGTTGACTTCGATCTACCCGAACAAAGACCGTCAGAATATCCACACAATCAGGTAAGTGAATCACCATCGGGACATGTCATCGAAATCGACGATACTCCTGGTGGTGAACGCATTTTGATTAGACACAGGACGGGATCTGGTGTAGAGTTACGGGCCGATGGTAGTGTTTTAATATCATCACAAAGACAAAAGGTAGAGGTAGTCGCAGGCGACGAGACTGTTATCGTCGAAGGAGTTGGCAATCTTGTTTACAAAGGCAATCTTAATTTACGTGTTGATGGAGATTTTAATCTTGATGTTGGCGGTAATTATAACGTCAAGATCGCAGGTGATACAACAGAAGAGATTAAAGGAAGACACACAAAGGTAGTCAACCGAGATCAAAACTATACGATTCGTGGATCAAGAGGCGAGCAGGTCGTAGGTATGGCTACCACAACCGTGCTCGAAGATGCGAACTTTATTGTGAAGGGTAAAGAAAGTCATTTCGTTGAGGGTGACATTGAGATCACATCGGGTGCCAAACTGATCACAACAGCAGTTGCTGAATGGGTGGCCGCTTCTCCTACAGCAAGTATCACAGCACGGCACTTGGGTATTATTGGTCACAAAGGTGTGATCGGTGGACCTGCACTTGACTACTATGGCAAAACCTATGGTGGTTGTCCTGGTGAGAAAACGAATGCTTCAACATTCTACGGTGCCCTTGTTGGACGTGCTACAGAAGCATTCCATGCCGACTATGCTATGCAAAGCACAAACGCAGAATACGCAAAGGGTGCGGGTAAAGCATTGATAGCAAACAAAGAGAAGAGCACTTCAGTTGACACCCCCGAACCAACTCCAGGTGTGATGCCATATCCTCAGATACCACAAAGTGCGCCATTGCCCGCACCGCCAATCGTTGAGCTAATGTTGTCAACGAGTTCTTATGGTGTGCGCAACGTTGCGGTAGATTCAAAACTCAAAGATAAGATTCTCAAGTCGGACGAGTACGAAGAACTGTTTAACTTTGATCCAACAATACACGAGATTCGATCTAAACTGCGTAGCGAAGATAACTTGAACAACAGCACCTTCACAGGTTATCTAGTGAGCAATGGGTTGTTGAATTCTAAATTCAAGAAGACGATACCTCAGAACATTGGTCGATCAGCCAACAAGAAGGGTACTATACGATTTGGTGTTGAACTGCTCGGTAACAATCCCGCAGACAACAGAAGTAAGCGATTCAAGGTAGATAGAAAATGAATATATTGATTGATCCTAAATATGATCCTACAGGTAAAGAGATTACGTCTGCGACAAAACTGGGTCCAGGAATTACCATGGCTAAGTTTCTTGGGGCCAGAGGATCTCGAACTCAACTTGAAAAACTTTACAATGATGATTTCACAGCATCGGTTGATCGTGAGCAACTTGCCAGAAATCTTACGCTTCATGCTCAGATTCTACAATCGATAGCAGGAAACTTAGAATATTCTCAACATCGACTTATTGTAAGTGAGGGTGTATACGAACCCAATCCTAAGTTCGAAGTAACAGAGAAGCCCGCTCCCGATGAAGGTTTCGCTAAGTTTAGAGCGAGTGAGATCCCAGGTGGAACATACGGTAAAGCACCAATCGGTTGGGTCGTTCGTTATCCAAACTATATTGGTGAAAAGCCGTCAGGCATATTATCATTACGCAGAAAAGGTCAAGCAGTAGTTTATCAACTAATCGATCGAAATGGGAATACTGATCCTCGCAAGACATTTGAACTTGCTGTGTATTGGAAAGATTACATCAACTATGACAAGTTGACACTCGATTATGATACGTTTGATCCTAGTGGCGAGTTGACTTGTCAGATTGTAATAGAGACACCAGAGATTCCTGCGACATATAAGGCGTCCTTTCGTTATGATGTTGAAACAAGATACAATGGTGAATTACAGACTAAAAACGAATTGCTTGAAATTCTACCAGACGATTGATATAAATAAAAGAAAAATGGTTCTATTATGGCAATAAAGTCAAACGAAGACGGTAATCTATCGAGTAGCATTCGGGTAGCGAAGGAACGACTGTACTCGGACTTAGACTTATCGTTTGATGCTAGAATAACTACCGATGGCGATGTCTTTCGAAAGACAGATGCGGCGGCAGTTAAGCAGGCATTGAAAACACTATTGCTTACGAATCGATTTGAAAAACCGTATAGACCTGAGTTCGGTGGCAATCTTTCGGGCTTGCTATTCGAACTTGCTAATGAGAACACTGGCTATGAAATCATTTCTCGTATAAAGTCTACGATTGAGCGATACGAGCCACGAGTCAGGGTTCTGGACTTAGAGGTATCAGCACAACCAGATTATAACAGTGTCAATGTTGTAATTGAGTTTCGTGTTGTCAACACTGGCATCACAGACGTACTGAAACTCGTGTTGGGTTCCGTAGGAGATTGTACACCAGAATTCAATCCTGCGCCAATATTTGAGCCGTATGCAGGCACAAGAATAACAACCGAGTTGTTAGAACCAATATTGACCGAAGCAGGAATTTATATAGTAGTGGACGATGGTCCATACTAACAGGAGAGTTATTAAATGGCAACAACGATAAAATCAACAGAGTTAGATTTCAATACAATCAAGAACAACTTGAAATCTTACCTTGCTCAGACTCCTGAGTTTGCTGATTATAACTTCGAAGCAAGTGGTCTGTCAAGTCTGTTAGACGTGTTGGCCTACAATACACACTACAATGCGCTCCTTGCCAACTTTGCGTTGAACGAATCTTTCTTGTCGACTGCGCAACTTCGCTCTTCTTTGGTTAGCCTTGCGGGTGCCTTGGGCTACACAGTAGGATCACGTCGTGCTTCTTGCGCAACCTTGAACCTATATGTAACCAACCCACTCAATCCTACCACAATGACGTTGCCTGCGGGATTCAGATTTGCCACGATCGTGAATGGAAAGAATTATACTTTCAAAACACGACGAACTCTTATTGCGACAAACGATGGATCCAACCGTTATTTTTTCCGATTGGGTGAGAATCAGAATATCGTAATACACGAAGGTGTTCAGCAAAGGAAACTGTTCATTGCGGGACCTGTTGGTGAGAACGAAACCTATGTTATACCCACAGACAATTTAGATTTAAATACCGTTCAGGTTCGGGTGTACGCAGACCAATCAACGGCTTTCTATGATGTGTATACGAACATCAATGATGCGGTAAACATAACAAAAGATTCACGTATCTTTGTGGTGAAAGAAACTCCAAATGGCCAGTATGAAGTCACATTTGGAAACGGAGCGAGACTCGGACAATTCCCTTCAGCAGGAAACAAGATTGAAGTTATCTATGATGCCGTAGCAGGACCCGAAGCAAACGGTGCTCGAACATTCACACCTCTTGATGTTATTCGAGACGGTGAAGGAGACGAACTTACTCTGAACGTGGTCACTGTTTCAATCTCAGCTTCAGGTTCTTTAAAGGAGCCGATCGAGTCTATTCGAAAGAATGCTCCATACATGTACGCCACACAGAATAGAATGGTGACAGCGCAAGACTATGCGTCACTCGCTTTGCGAAACTTTGGTAACAGCATCTCAGATATTAAAGCGTGGGGTGGCGAAGATAACATACCACCCAAGTATGGTTCGGTGTATCTCTCTATCGTGTATAACACACAAGACGCAGTTGTTCAAGCAGAGACACGAGCGGGCATTACGGAGTTGGCAAGAAACTTGTCAGTGGCGTCCTTTAATGTGGAGTTTGAAAATCCTATTACGACATATCTAGAAGTTGCGGTGACATTCCAATGGAATCCAAATTTGACCAGTCTTTCTCAGACGGCAATTGAATCTCTTGTCAATACGACAGTCGCTAATTACTTCTCGACAAACTTGGGTGGATTTGATCGCTCATTCCGTCGATCGAACTTATTGACAGAAATTGATGACTCTGAACCTTCAGTACTGTCATCACGAGCAGACATCAAGATGCAGTATCGTTTTGTTCCTGTCACAGGCATCGTAACATACGATATTGTTTATCCTACAGCGATCGCATCACCTGCTGACGATGTGTACATTGTACGAAGCAACAATTTTAATATTGGCTCGAAGGTATGTTTCCTTAGAAACAAACTGAACTCGACTGTTATTGAAGTCATAGACGTTTCTACAGGTTTGCCTCTCCTTGACAACATTGGTGAATACATTCCCGCAGAAGGGAAAATAACATTGAGTTCGTTTACAGGCACCTTGATTTCAGGAACGTATTTAAGAATCACGGCATTACCTGCGAATCAGGCAACGATCAACGCTAGACGAAGTAACGTTCTTGCCTTTGATCCAGATGCTTCACTTTCTCGTGCTGTCGTTACAGATACCGTATAAATAAGAATCGATGAA